TCAGTCGTGCAAATGTTCTGCAGCGTACAGGGTATTCTCCAGCAGGCAGGCGCGGGTCATCGGGCCCACGCCGCCCGGGACCGGAGTGATCCAGGCAGCGCGTTCGCTGGCAGGCTCGAACTCCACATCACCCAGCAAACGCCCGTCGGTCTGGCGGTTGATGCCCACGTCGATAACGATTGCACCGGGCTTGATCCACTCACCCTTGACCAGCCCAGTGATGCCGGTGGCGACCACTACCAGGTCGGCACGCTGTACATGCTCGGCCAGATTGCGGGTGAAGCGGTGAGTTACGGTAGTGGTGCAGCCGGCGAGCAGCAGCTCCAGCGCCATTGGCCGGCCGACGATATTGGAGGCGCCAACGACTACGGCGTCCAGACCGTGCAGGTCGACCCCTGTGCTTTCCAGCAGCGTCATGATCCCTTTTGGGGTGCAAGGGCGCAGCAGCGGCATACGTTGGGCCAGCCGACCAACGTTGTAGGGGTGGAATCCATCCACGTCCTTGTCCGGACGAATACGCTCGAGCAGTTGCGACGCATCGAGGTGCTTGGGCAGCGGCAGCTGCACCAGGATGCCGTCAATGGAGGCGTCGTCGTTCAGCTGATCGATCAGAGCCAGCAGGTCCTCCTGGCGGGTATCGCTCGGCAGGTCATGGGCAACGGAGTTGAAACCGACTTCCTCGCAATCCTTGCGCTTGTGCGCCACATATACCTGGGAGGCCGGGTCGCTGCCCACGAGAATCACGGCGAGGCCGGGCGCGCGGAGCCCTTGGGCGCGGCGCTCGGCAACACGACCAGAAATCTGTTGGCGAATATTGGCAGCAATCGTTTTACCGTCGATCAGTTTTGCGGTCATGACGCTTGATTAACCATTGGAGAGGACGAGGAAAGGGCGCGTATTCTCGCATGCCATGGTCACACGGCAAAGGCGAACCGGCTAACGGCGGTTGTAACTCCTTTATCTAACTGAAATTTTTTTGAATTTGCTGTTGACGACTGTTTGGAGCCTCTATAACATTCGCCCCGCTTGTCGAGCACAGCCTGCTGCTGGGTAAGATGGCTTAGAAGAAACAGCTTCTTCAACGGCCGGAGCTTCAAGTCTGCGCTCCGAACAGAATGCAGATAAAAGCGCCCGTAGCTCAGCTGGATAGAGCATCCGCCTTCTAAGCGGATGGTCGCAGGTTCGAGTCCTGCCGGGTGCGCCATTTCGGGCTTCTGGCACAAGCAAAGCGTAATATGGTGGGCGTAGCTCAGTTGGTAGAGCACAGGATTGTGGCTCCTGGTGTCGAGGGTTCGATCCCCTTCGTCCACCCCATATTCCAGAGAACGCCAGGCGCTGCCTGGCGTTTTCGTTTAAGCCCGCTTGGCGGACGTGGTGAAATTGGTAGACACACCAGATTTAGGTTCTGGCGCCGCAAGGTGTGAGAGTTCGAGTCTCTCCGTCCGCACCATGTAACAAGCCGAAAGCCCCGGATTCCGGGGCTTTCGCGTATCTGAGGTTGCGCGAATGTGGGTGTGATCGTTCCCAGCGTGTTCCCAAAGAGAACTGGTGTACGCAACGAGAACGCCCCCCAGCCAGCGAACTCCTCGTTTTATCTTGACCCATCGAAAACGGGTAATTTTGGTAATTTCCTTTTGCGGAACGCCTGAAAGCCTTGTCTTTCAGTAGCTTAGGAATGATTCTTAAAGGTAATTTTTTGGTAATTCAGAGGTAATCAACTTACCTAATCAGATGGTCATGTTCCAAAAAACTCCAACCGTTTAAAATCAAGCACTTACAGAAAAATTACCTTTTGCCTTACCCGAAATTACCTTTGAAGGTAAGCGGGCGAGCCCAGCAAATACGGGGCCTCTAGCCGCATTTCGGAAGGGCCTGACCAAAATTACCCATTTCCGAATTCGCCTCTGAAATCGGTTGGCTCGGATAGCTCCGCAGGCGCTCCAGAAAGAGGCCTCCTGTGCAGGGTTTCGCAGGGGTGCCGGTCACCGAAAACGCCTCTCCAGCGCGCAGCCTGGGCCGCTCTCGGCCATCCCGCAGGGGTGCGGAAAATGCCATAGGTTTAGCCCGCAGGCGTGGTGGGGGGACGACGGCGCGCGCCGGGTGCGGATTGGGGGGGGCTGGCGGCGCCGCGTCGGCTGCGCTACGGTTTCGGCTCAGCCGCGCACCAGGAGGGCACATGGCTATTCGCGACGGGATCTACGAGCTGGTCAGCGGCAATGGCGCCGCGAGGCTGGTAACGGTGAAGGACGGCAAGGTCGACCCATACGACCGGGGCGGCGATGTCCTCGGCAGGCTTGAGGTGGTTGGTGGCGGAGAAGGTGACACCCATGGACGGATGTTCTGCCTAAGCCTCACCGACCCGAGCCCGACGATCGATGAAACGCACATTCACCATGTCGGCATCAGCTACCGATACAGTGTGGTGGAGAGCACTCTCGGTAATGAGCTGAAACCCGCATGAATACCGGCGCGCAGCACTTTTATCGATGGACTCGAAGCACTGTTTTTGCTATGGTTTGCTGGGGTCTTGCTAGCTAGCAAACAGCTCTTTTCAGGGCCTCCAGACACAAAAAAAAGCCGCCTCAAGGGCGGCTTTCTTGGTTACAGCTTCGGCTCAGTTCTTCGCCGGCAACTCAAATGGCTTGAACCGAATCACCTCTTCGCCAAGCCACTCATTCACCTGGGCCAGTCGCGCCTGGATCGGCTCCAGCTCGTTGACGGCCCACACCTCGGCCGCCTCGCGCAGTGAGCCGAACCCGCCTGCGTTGGTTGGCACGATGCCCATCAGCTGTGGCGGGATCCGCAGCGCGGCAAGCAGATCGTCGCGGCTGATGTTCTTGATCGACCCGAACTCATCCTTCGCCGCCACCTCGCTCACCGGGATCAGCTGCAGCCCGTCCTTCTTGCCGTTCGGCGCGTAGACGAACAGGTTGCGGAAGTTGCCCGGGCCCTTGGCTGACTTCAGCGCCTGGCGCAGCGCGTCGACGTCCGCCTCATTCTGGCTCGCGTCGGTCATATACATGATGAACCCGGCGTGGCTGCCGTTCTGGTAGTACTTGCGGCGGAAGAGGGTGGCCGACTCGTTCAGCAGCGCCGACTGCAACGCCGACAGCCACTCCGGCAGCCCGTACACCTCCTGGTTGATATCCGCCTCGCGCAGGTGGCAAATGCTGCCGCGCTCGAACTCGTGTTCGTCTTTCCACCCGCGCACCTGAAAGTAGGTCTCCAGATCCGCACCGCGGCGCATGTACTTCGCCAGCGTCGGCTGCAGGGCCAGCGCCTGGCCGAGCCTGTTGCGCCGCCGTTCCAGGTAGGCATTTCCGCACCAGAGCCAGTCCAGCGCGAACTGGCCGAACGCCTGCCGGCTCAGCAGGCGATGCGGAATGAAGGTGCGCTCGAGCATGTTGCGCTTGAAATTGAGCCCGCTCTGCAGGAACACACTCGCCCGGGTCGACTTTGCCAATCCATCCAGCGACAGCGGCGGTTCGTACCACTTCCCGTTGAGCCAGCACTCCAGGTAGTCGAGCAGCTCGCGCCCATCGAGCACCGGCAGCGGATCGCCGAAGGTGAAAGCCTCCACGCCAGCGGCGGGGGCGGTGGTCAGTTGGCTCATCAGCAGATCTCCATGAATCCAGTGTTCGCCGAGGTCTGCCCCTCGAGCGGTTCGTTGTGCAGGGCGTGGAACAGCGCCCACGCGAGGTCGGCGTGGCCGGTCTCGTCGTTGCGCCCGGCGGTGTAGGTCATCTGGCGGCCCGAGGCCGTGATGGTTTTGCGAATCGCCATCAGCGAGCTGGCTACGTCCGTCCAGCCGGCATCGAATTCCAGCCGGCCATTGCGGATCACGTCATAGGCCTTGAGCACCAGGCGCGTCTTCACCTCCGGCGAGTAGCTGAAGGTGGTCACGTTGGGGAAGAACTGGCGGACCAGCTGCGCCACGCCCGAGCCCAGCCCGGTCACGTCCACGCCGATATAGGTCACCCAGTAGCGGTTGCAGGCCTGGCGAATCGCCTCGGCCTGGGCGGCGAAGTCCATCCCGCGAAACTGATGGCGCTCCAGGATGCGGAACTTGCCGCCCGGCACCGAGGGCGGGGCGACCACCATCATGCCCGCACTGTCGCCGGTCTCGGCAGGGTCGTAGCCGATCCACACCGGCCGGTCGCCCAGGGGGCGCGCCGCGAACGGTTTGTAGTCCTCGCCCCATTCCACCCAGCTGTCCACCATGCACGGCTGCAGCATCGTCAGCGGGAAGATGCTCGCGCCGTCGTCGACGAACTCGCACATCAACAGGTTGGCGAACTGTTCGGCGTTGTACTCGAAACGCAGCTCCTCCAGGTCGAACAGGTCGCAGCCGCGGCGCTCGGCATCGAGGATGGTCACGATCTGCCGCCAGATCTTGTCCTCCCGGCACAGCTTGCCGGGGGCGAGCGTATCGTGGCGCAGGTCGATCTTTACGTGCTGCGCTGCCGGCTTGCCCTTGTTCAACCGCTCACCCGTCCACCACTTGTACGCCGGGTGCCCCATGCTCGACGGCGTCGAGAAGTACGTCTTGCGCCACTTCTTGTGCAGCGCCATGCCCGACGCCACCTTGTTCAGCTCGTCGAAGCCATGCACCCAGAAGAATTCGTCGAAGTAGAAATTGCCCGACCGCCCCTGGGCGGTGCGGTAGTTGGTACCGAGAAAATGCAGCTCGGCGCCGTTGGCCAGCACGATCGGGTCGCCCGTCAGCTGTCGGCCCAGCGCCTCCTGGACGAACGCCTGCATGTAGTTCTTGAACTGGTGCGCCTGCGCCTTGCTCGCCGAAAGGAAGATCTGATTGCGCCCCGTCAGCAGCGCGTCGATCAGCGCCTCGCGGGCGAAGTAGAAGGTCGCGCCGATCTGGCGTGACTTGAGGATCATCCGCGTGCGCATGTTGATTGCCCGGTACCAGTCGAGCTGGTACTCGAAGCAACTGTCGCGGAAGGCCTCCTCCAGCAGCTCGATCTCGCCTTCGTCGAACTCGTTGCGCTTGGGCGCCTTCTTCGGCCCGGCGTTACGCGCCTCAAGGTTCGGGTTCAGCTCCGCCTGGGTACCACCGTCTTGGAAGCGCTGGATTCGCGCCTGCCGCTCCAGCTGGCGGTGCAGCAGGTCGATTTCCTTGAAGTCGCCGCCGGTCTTGCCGTCCTTGAGGATCAGCTGCACGAGCCGAGCCTCAAGCGCGCCGCCGATGCGCTCGACATTGTCTGCGCGGTCCCACTCGTCCCGGGTTTTCCACGAGTGGACGGTCTTTTCCTTCTCCTCCAGGAAGTCGGCGATATCCGTCACCCGCCACCCCATCCAGTACAGATGGCGAGCGGTGCGGCGTGGATCCTGGAGGGGAATTTCAACGGTCGGTGCATTCATGGCGCCGATGCTGCCGTTCGCGCGCGCGAGTCGTTACTCCCGCGTCCTGTACGTCCCGCCAGTACAGGACTCACGAATTGCCCGCACGGCGCGGGCTGCCGACCATGCCCTCAACTGTCCGGCCACTCGCCCGCACTGAGGACTCACACCGATGAAGCGCAAATTCAAATCCCGCTGGTTCCGCGTCGCCGTCGAAGGCGCCACCACTGACGGTCGCAATATCGAACGCAGCTGGATTGAGGACATGGCGTCCCAGTACAACACCGATACCTATACCGCCCGAATCAACTGCGAGCACATCAAATGGCCGTGGCCAGGTGGTGAGTTCGGCGCCTATGGTTCGGTATTGGCCGCCAAGGCCGAAGAGGTCGACATCAACGGCGAGAAGAAGCTCGCTCTGTTCGTCCAGATCGAGCCAAACGATGCCCTGATCAAGCTCACCCAGGCCGGCCAGAAGCTGCACACCTCCGTCGAGGTCCAGCCGAAGTTCGCCGACACCGGCAAGGCCTACCTGATCGGCCTCGCCATCACCGACAGCCCGGCCAGCCTCGGTACCGAGGCCCTGCAGTTCAGCGCCCAGCACGGCACCTTGAACACCCGCAAGCAGCACGCTGACAACCTGTTCACCGCAGCCAGCGAAGCCTCCATCGAGTTCGAAGAAATCAGCGAGCAACCGGACGACAAAACCGCCGGCCTGTTCTCCCGCGTGGCCGCCGCCCTCGGCAAGTTCAAGGAGAAGGAAGGCAAGGATTCGGCCCTGTTCGCCGAGCTGGGGCAGTCCGTCGAAGCCATCGCCGACCACGTCGCCGAGCAGGGCAAGTCTTTTGCCGCTGAGTCCAAGGCCCGCGCGGATCTGCAGACGGCCCACGATCAGCTCGCCACCCAGTTCGCCGACCTGCTCAAGCGTCTCGGCAACACCCACGACCACAACCAACAGCAGCGCCCGGCGGTAGCGGGCGGCAACGGCCAGATCAAGACCCAGTTCTGAGCCCGCTCACACCCATCGCCCCGGAGAAACAACATGCGTAACGAAACCCGCCTCGTATTCACCGCCCTGGCTGCGCAGATCGCTCTGCTCAACGGCGTGGCCAGCGCCACCGAGAAATTCAGCGTTACCCCATCGGTCCAGCAGACGCTGGAAACCGCCATGCAGGAATCCACCGACTTCCTCGGCCGGATCAACCTGATCGGCGTCATGGAGCAAAGCGGCGAGGCGCTGCTGCTGGGCGTGAATGGCCCTATCGCCGGGCGTACCGACACCGCTGGCGGCAACCGTCGCACCCCGGCGCAGCGGCAGGCGCTGGCCAAGGACAGCTACAACTGCGTGCAGACCAACTACGACAGCGCGTTCCCGTACTCACTGCTGGATGCCTGGGCCAAATTCCCCGACTTCCAGGTGCGCCTGACCAACGCCATCATTCAGCGCCAGGCGCTGGACCGGATCATGGTCGGCTTCAACGGCGTCAGCGCCGCGGCCGCCACCGACCGCATCGCCAACCCGATGCTGCAGGACGTCAACATCGGCTGGCTGCAGAAGATCCGCGCCAAGGCACCAGACCGTGTGATCGATGAAGGCGTCGAGGGCTCGGGCAAGGTCACCGTGGGCGCCACCAAGGTCATCAAGGTGGCCGGCGTGGACACCGAGATCAGCGGCGACTACCAGACCCTCGACGGCCTGGTATTCGATGCCATCCAGACGCTCGATCCGTGGCACCGCTCCCGTCCGGACCTGGTCGTGCTGGTCAGCCGCGACCTGATGCACGAGAAACTGCTCAAGGCCGTGGAAAAGGGCGCCGCGTCCAACCAGGAAGAGAATGCTGCTCAGGAAGTCGTCAGCCGCGCGCGCCTCGGCGGTCTGCCGGTGGTCGATGCGCCGTTCTTTCCCGAAGGCACCGTACTGGTCACCTTCCTCAAGAACCTGTCGATCTACTGGCAGGAAGGTGCTCGCCGCCGTCACCTGAAAGACGAACCCGAGTACGACCGCATTGCCGACTACCAGTCCAGCAACGATGCGTACATCGTTGAAGACTTCGGCGCCATTGCCCTGGTCGAGAACATCGAGGCCATGACCTACCCGGCACCGACTGAGGCATAACCCATGGCCCTGACCCTCGCCCAGCGTACCCAGCTGCGTAAGCGTGCCGCCCTGGAGGCGGCCGCCACCGCGCCGGCGCAAACCATGGCCGGCGCCACCACCTACGAACTGCAACTCGCCCAGCTGCACCAGGATCGCCTGCGCCTGAGCAATATCCAGTCCACTGAGGGCAAGGTTGCGCTCAAGGTGCAGCTGCTGCCGGCCTACGTCCCATACGTTGACGGCGTGCTGGCCGCCGGGCGCGGCGCACAGGATGACGTGCTGACCACCATCATGGTCTGGCGCATCGACGTAGGGGACTACGCCGGCGCCCTTGAGGTGGCGGACTACGTGCTCAAGCACGGCTTGGCCATGTCGGACCGCTTCGAGCGCACCACCGGCTGCCTGATCGCCGAGGAAGTGGCTGAGGCCGCGCTCAAGGCTCAGAAAACCGACGGCACCTTCGAGCTGGACCTGCTGCTGCGCACCGCCTCGATGACCGATAAGCAGGACATGCCCGACCAGGCGCGCGCCAAGCTCTATCTCGCTATCGGCCGGGCCAACGCCGCGGTAGCAGGCGCAATCGATGAGCAGGTTGAGCAAGCCGAGTGGCTCAAGATGTCGCACAAGTACCTGGTGCGCGCCATCGAGCTGCACGACAAGTGCGGCGCCAAGAAAGATTTGGAGCGCGTCGATCGCCTCCTCAAGAAACACGCGGAAAGCAAGCCAGCCACCACTGGCACCGGCGAGCCACCAGCGAACGACCAGCCCAACCCAGACCAGGGCAACGGCGAACCGGACGCAGAGGGCAACGCGGTCGATGAAACCGGCCCCGGCGAGCCACCCGCTAACTGAGCGTCCCCACGCACCCCGGCGGCTCGGGGCCGATCAGCAGGTTTACTCCTTGGCCAGCTGTGAAGCCCCGACCACCGCCGACCTATTCGAGCCGCGACCATGAGCGCCTTCATCGCCACCAACGCCACCGCAACCGTCGACCCGTTCCCCATCATCAACGACGGCTGGTTCCCCGACCTGGACGGCGCGAAGCTGCGCGCCGCTCTGCGCCTGGACGGCAGCGTGACCGATGCTCGCCTTGAGGTCGCCACCGTTAACGCCCTGATCGAAGTCAACCGCGAGCTGGACCTCTATCGCCGCGCACGCCAGGAAGAAGGCCATGCCAACCTGACCGCGGTACCCGCCTCGCAGCTCCAGGGCGAGAGCTACCTCGTGCACCTCTACCGCCGTGCCATCGCTTGCAGCGTCGGCGCCGAGCTGGCCGAGCGCATGCGCGACTACAGCGCCACCGGCGACGGCGCCGAACGCGCCGATGCCCTGACCCCGACCGCCGACGAATACCGCCGCGACGCCCGCTGGGCCATCCGCAACATCCTCGGCATCACCCACACCACCGTGGAACTCATCTGATGGCCAGCCTGCGCGCCCAGCAGGGCGACACCGTAGACGCCATCTGCTGGCGGCACTACGGGCGCACCGCTGGCGTAGTCGAGCAGGTCCTCGATGCGAACCCCGGCCTGGCCGACCTCGGCCCGGTCATTCCCCACGGCACGCTGGTCCAGCTTCCGGAACAGGCCGTGCGCGCCGAACAACGCCAAATGGTGAACCTATGGGACTGATCTACCTCGCCCTCTACAAGGGCCGCGGCACGCTGTTCAACCGCCTGATCCGTCTCTGGACGCGCTCCAGGTACAGCCATTGCGAACTGGTCCTGTCCGACGGCTGCTGGCTCTCCGCCTCGGCCATGGACGGCGGCGTGCGCGCCAAGCACATCGAACTCAACCTCGAGCACTGGGACCTGATCCCGCTGCCCTGGGCGGACTATCGCCAGATCGCCCGTGTGTTCCGCGCCAACGCCGGGCAGGGCTACGACTTCTTCGGCCTGTTCGGCAGCCAGCTGCTCCCGGTCGGCCTGCACAGCCGCCACCGCTGGTTCTGCAGCGAGTTCTGCGCCGCCGCGCTCGGCTTCCCCATGCCGCAACGCTACAGCCCGGCTCAGCTGGGCGAAGTCGCCCAGCACATCAACACCCTCACGCTCAACGGACAGTGGAATGAAGCGCATGCATGACCAACCGGAAACCCTGGCGCGTCTGGCCGCTTGGGTACAGGAGAACTACCCCATCATCTATGCCGCGGCGCTTTCTATGGGCATCGCCGGCTCGCGGCTGATGCTCGGCGGCGGCTCGCTGCGCCGCATCGCCATCGAGTCAGTCGTCTGCGGCCTGATCACCCTGGCTGCCAGCAATGGTCTGGCGCTGTTTGGCATTCCGCAGGAATACGCCCCGTTCTTCGGCGGCATCATCGGCCTGATCGGCGCTGAGGGCGTTCGCGCCGGTGCCAAGCGCCTGTTCGAGCGTAAGGTGGAAAGCGTATGAGCGAACTACTGATCATCGGCTCGCGCGGCCTCGCCGTGCGCAACCTGCAGGCCGCGCTCACGCTGGCCGGCTTCGCTGTAGCCGTGGACGGCGACTTCGGCGAGCAGACCGAGCGCGCCGTTGTTGCCTTTCAGCGCCGCGCCGGCCTGGTGGACGATGGCATCGCCGGCCCGAAGACAATGGCCGCGCTCCACGGCTACGACACCTCACGCTACCTCAAGCGGCAGGACCTCCAGCAGGCCGCCGACCGCCTCGGCGTGCCGCTGGCCAGCGTCATGGCCGTCAACCAGGTGGAGAGCCGCGGCGAGGGCTTCGCCAGCAACGGCCGCCCGGTGATCCTGTTCGAACGGCACGTCATGCACGCCCGCCTGCAGGCCAACGGCCTGAGCGAAGCGGAGGCCGATGCACTGGCCGCCAAGCAACCCGCCCTGGTCAACCGCAAGGCCGGCGGCTACATCGGTGGCACAGCCGAGCATCAACGCCTCGCCCAGGCCCAGCAGATCCACGCCACCGCTGCGCTGGAGTCCGCCAGCTGGGGCCTGTTCCAGATCATGGGCTACCACTGGCAGCGCCTCGGCTACTTCGACGCGCAGCACTTCGCCGACACCATGGCGCTCAGCGAGGCCGCCCAGCTCGACGCCTTCGTTTCATTCATCGAAACCGACACCGCGCTGCACAAGGCGCTCAAGGGCCGGAAGTGGGCCGAGTTCGCCAAGCGCTACAACGGCCCGGCCTACGCCAAGAACCTCTATGACGTGAAGCTCGCCCGGGCCTACGCCCAGTTCGCCGCAGAGCACGCCCAGGAGCAGGCAGCATGACCAGCTGGAAAGCTTGGCTTGGCGTAGCGGGGCTGGTCGTTGCCCTGCTGGTGGCCTTGAACATCCAGGCTCAGTGGATCGACGCGGCAAACGCCCGCGCCGATCTCGCCGCAGATCGCCTGCAAACCGCCCAGCAACGCAACGCCAACCAGGCCGCCACCATCACCCGCCTCACCGGCGAGGTCGCCACACAGCGCCTCGACCAGCTCGCCCTGCAACAAACGCTAAGCGACCTGCGCCAGGCCTACGCCACCGACCAGCTCAAGAAGAAGGAACGCCGCCGTGAAGACCCAACCCATGCGACTTGGGCTGCTCAGCCTCTGCCTGACGCTGCTCGCCGCCTGCACCAACGCCCCGCCATCACCGGAGCCGCAGGTTACCGTCAGTGGCTGTCCGGTCGTGACGCGCTGCACGCTGAACCCGGCGGCGCCGGCCAATAACGGCGAAATGAGCGACGACGCCGACTACCTCATGGGCGCCTGGGGCGAATGCGCCGCCAAGGTGGACATCATCGTCGACCACAGCGAGCGGTTAGCCCAGCCATGAACAAGCCCGAGTCCCTGCGCGCCCATCTGCTGGCCGCCATCCCCGAGCTCAAGCGCAACCCCGACCGCCTGCTGGTGTTCATCGACAACGGCAGCCTGCGCAGCACCGCCGCGCCGGGTCTGTCGTTCGAATACAGCTACACGCTTAACCTGATCCTCACCGACTTCGCCGGCCATCCGGATGCCGTCGCCATCCCGCTGTTCGCCTGGGTGCTGGTCAACCAGCGCGAGCTGATGGAGAACCAGGAGAAGGGCAGGGACGCCATCAAGTTCGAGGCCGACATCCTCGACAACAGCAAGGTGGACCTGTCCATCACCCTGCCGCTCACCGAGCGGGTGATCGTCAAGCAGCAGGCCGATGGCACGCTGCACGTTGACCACCCCGAGGAGCCACAGCTCGAACCGTATTACCCAGCCGGTCACTGGCAGCTATACGCCAAGGGCATGCTGATCGCCGAATGGGACAGCATCGAAGGCATCGGCACCGATATCGCCAGCCCGCACCCGAGGCCGCGCAATGGCTGACGACCTTCGCGCCCTCGAGGACTGGGCCGGCGCGCTGCTCAATCAGCTGCAGCCGGCCCAGCGCCGCAAGGTCACCCAATCGATCGCCCGCGACCTGCGCCGCAGCCAGCAGCAGCGCATCGCCGCCCAGCGCAACGCTGACGGCACGCCCTTCGCCCCGCGCAAACCCCGGCAGGCGCTACGCGCCAAGGCCGGGCGCATCAAACGCAAGCGACAGATGTTCACCAAGCTGCGCACCGCCCGTTACCTGCGCCTGCAGAGCGACGCCAGCACCATCGCCATCGGCTTCGCCGGCCGGCTCTCGCGCATCGCCCGCATCCACCAGTACGGCCTGCGCGATCGCCCGGCCCCCGGCGCGGCCGATGTGCAGTACGCGCGCCGCGAGCTGCTCGGCTTCACCGATGCGGATCTCGAGCTGATCCGCGACCGACTGCTCGAGCACCTGGTGCGTTAACCCTGTAACGCCCGCCGCTTCACGGCCCGGCGAATGCGCCCCGCGCGCGCGAACGCCAGCATGGGGCCATGAATATCACCGACCTCCTGCGCCGCCTCGAAAACCTGATCCGCCTCGGCACCATCGCCGCGGTGGACCACGCGGCCGCACGCTGCACCGTCAGCACCGGCGGGCTCAGCGTGCCGAACCTGCCCTGGCTCGCCCTGCGCGCCGGCAGCAGCCTGGACTGGGATCCGCCCACCGTCGGCGAGCAATGCATTCTTTTCAGCCCTAGCGGCGAACCGGCCCAGGGCGTTGCCCTGGTCGGGCTCTACTCACAGCAACGCCCGGCCCCGTCGAACAGCGCAAACCTGCGCCGACGGACCTACCCGGACGGGGCTGTGATCGATTACGACCACGCCACCCACACCCTGAGCGCCACGCTGCCTGCCGGCGGCAAGGCCAAGCTCACCGCACCGGGCGGCGTCACCATCCTCGGCAACGTGGACATCACCGGCACCGTGACCGTCAGCGCAGACGTCATCGCCGCCGGCATCAGCCTGGTCACACACAAGCATGGCGGCGTACAAACCGGCTCCGGTACCACGGCGGTGCCCAAATGATCGGCATGTCCGCCACCACCGGTCGCGCGATCGAAGGCAACGCGCACCTGGCGCAGTCGATCGCCGACATCCTCACCACGCCCATCGGCTCGCGCGTCATGCGCCGCGAGTACGGCAGCCAGCTGCCTGACCTGATCGACTGGCCCACCAACGACGCCACCCGCCTGCAGGCCTACGCCGCCACAGCCATGGCGCTGCTGCGCTGGGAGCCGCGCATTCGGCTCAGCCGCGTGCAGTTGTTCCTGGGCGAGCAGCCCGGGCAGGTCGTGCTCGACATCGAGGGCAGCCGCGCCGACGTCAACGAGCCGCTCAGCCTGCGCATCCCCCTGCGCCTCGGAGCCATCGCATGAGCCAGTTCACCGCCATCAACCTCGCCCAGGTGGCCCCGCCGGATGTGATCGAGCCGCTCGACTTCGAGCAGATCCTCGCCGCCATGCTGGCCGATTTGCTCGAGCGCGCGCCCGATCTGGACGCCCAGGTCGAGTCGGAGCCCTTCATGAAGGTGCTCGAAGTCTGCGCCTATCGCGAGCTGCAACTGCGCGCCCGCATCAACGATGCCGCCCGCGCCGTCATGCTGCCGTACTCCACCGGCACCGACCTGGACAACCTCGGCGCTTTGTTCGGAGTAGAGCGGCTGCTGCTGACCCCCGCGGTACCGACTGCCATTCCGCCGATTCCCGCTGTCTACGAGAGCGACAGCGACTTCCGCTACCGCATCCAGCTCTCGCTGGAAGGGCTGTCCACCGCAGGGCCCGAGGGCGCGTACATCTACCACGCGCTCAGCGCGGACGGGCAGGTGCTCGATGCCAGCGCCATCAGCCCAACCCCGGGGCAGGTGCTGATCACCGTGCTATCGCGGGTCGGCACCGGTGTGCCGAGCGCGGCGCTGCTCGCCACGGTGCTGGCCAAACTGAGCGACGAGAGCGTCCGGCCGCTGACCGATTACGTCCAGGTGCAGGCAGCGACCATTGCCCAGTACCAGGTCACCGCCACGCTGTACTTCTACGCCGGCCCGGACCGTGAAGTGGTCATGGCCAACGCCCGCGCGGCGCTGGAGGCCTACACCGCTGGTCAGCACCGTCTGGGGCTGGACGTCACGCTCTCCGGCATCTATGCCGCGCTTCACCAACCGGGCGTGCAGCGTGTGGATCTGGCAAGCCCAACCGCCAACTTAGTGGTCAACCGCCAGAGCGCGTCCTACTGCACCGCCATCAACCTCACCGATGGTGGCCTGGATGAGTGATCAGCCGAGCCTGCTGCCGCCCAATGCCTCGCCGCTTGAGCGCAAGCTGGAGCAGGCCACCCTGCGCCTCGGCACCATGGCGGTGCCGCTGCGCGACCTCTGGAATCCGGACACCTGCCCGGCGCGCCTGCTGCCCTGGCTCGCCTGGACGCTCTCGCTCGACAGCTGGCAGCCGTACTGGCCCGAGGCAGTTAAGCGCGAGCGTATTCGCGCGGCGGTCGACATCCAGCGCCGCAAGGGCACCGCCAAAAGCGTGCGCGACGTCGTGCGCAGCTTCGGCAGCTCCTTGGCTTTGCGTGAATGGTGGCAAACCGAGCCTATGGGTGCCCCGCACACCTTTGAGGTTGTGCTCACGCTTGGCGCTAGCGTCCCCAATACCGCCGCCTACCAGCAGGACATCATCAAGGAAATCGAGCGCACCAAACCCGTGCGCTCGCACTTCACGCTAACGCTCGGCCTGGCTGCTACTGGGGGCCTCGGCCTGCAGGGCGCCGCAAGGCCAGTCATCTACCGCCGCCTGCAATGCACTGAGGCCCCGTAATGGCACTACCCATCACCATCACCGATGCCGGCCGCGCCGAGATCATCAACGCCCAGAACACCGGCACCGGCCCGGTCACCATCACCGAGATCGGTTTCGGTACCGGTCAGTACACGCCCATGAAAACACGCACGGCGCTGCAGGCGCAGGTCAAGCGCGTGAGCTCGATTGCAGGCCAGGCCGTGGCTGCCGACACCATTCATGTAATGGCTCTGGATGAGAGCTCGTCGAGCTACAACGTTGGTGAGTTCGGCCTGTTCAGCGACAAGGGCACGCTCATTGCCGTCTACTCGCAGCCGGCAGCCTCGGGCTGGATCATTCAAAAGGCAGGGCCGTCCACGCTCTTGCTGGCCACCGACATCATCCTGGAGAGCCTCAACGCCACCAGCATCACCTTCGGTGACATCAGCTTCATTAATCCACCGGCCACCACCACCGTCCAGGGCGTGGTTGAACTGGCGACGCCGGAGGAAACCCAGACGGGTACCGACGCCTCGCGAGCGGTCACGCCGGCAGGTCTCAAGAGCCTGACGGGTAGCACAACCCGGGCGGGCCTTGTTCAGCTCAACAACACGTTGACCAGCACGAGCACGTCACAGGCGTTGACCGCGGCCCAGGGCAAAAAACTGCAGGCCGAAAAGCTGCCCCTAACTGGCGGCACGCTCACGGGGCCGTTGAACGCTGGCACAAACTCCGTTACGGGAAACCTAAAGCACTCTGCTGGTTATTTTGAGATCCGGCCATTTGACGCGTCTTACGATGATGGCAGCTATGTTCGGATGTACTGGGATGGCATTACGCGCACCCTCAAATGCATCCAGTCGGGAGCCGGTAGTGGCCGATATTCGATGTCGGGAGTCGATATCATTGGGAATGCCTCTACGGCCACCCGCCTCGAAACGCCCCGCAATATCAGCGGCGTACCCTTCGACGGGACGAAGGACATTGATTTATCTGCTGAAGCCGTCGGTGCTCCGCCAACGAGCCGGCAAGTTATAGCTGGCAATGGTTTAGCTGGCGGCGGCGCTCTGTCGGCCGACCGGACGCTGTCCCTGGGCACGCCGGGCACGCTGTCTGGTAACACCGCCAATGCGGTCAGCGAAACCAGTCATACGCACGCGTTGGATGCGGCGACTGAAAGCCTGAAGGGCGTGGTCGAGCTTGCTACCGCGGCCGAGACACAGGGCGGCGCCGACGGGACCCGCGCCGTCACCCCGGCTGGGCTTAAAACGTTAACCGCCAGTACCTCAAGGGCCGGGCTTGTCCAGTTAAACGACACGCTAACCAGCACAAGCACATCACAGGCGCTCACCGCAGCGCAGGGAAAGAAGCTGCAGGATGAAAAGCTGTCTGTAACTGGAGGCACGCTCACTGGTCCGTTGAATGCGGGCGAAAATACTCTGACGGGAAATCTAAAACACTCCGTCGGTTACTTTGAGGTCAGGCCGTATAACGCCAGCTACGACGATGGCAGTTTTCTGCGCATGTACTGGGATGGTGTGGCGCGAACATTGAAGTGCAGCATGGCTGGCACAGGCGCCGGCGCCCGGTATTCCATGTCGGGGGTCGATATCATCGGGAATGCTTCTACGGCTTCTCGCCTAGAAACGCCGCGCAGCATTAGCGGAGTCCCTTTTGACGGTTCGGCCGATATTTCGCTGACGGCTGAACATATCGGCGCGCCTCCGACCAGCCGACAGGTTTTAGCCGGCAGTGGTTTGACTGGAGGCGGAGCTCTGTCGGCCGACCGAACCGTCTCGCTGGGCACGCCCGGCAGCTTATCCGGCAATACCAGCAACGCCGTCACGGCAACCAGCCATACGCACGCTATCTCGGCCGCTACGGACGCACTGCGCGGCGTCATCGAGCTGGCTACTGCCGCCGAGGTGGCTGCTGGGGATTCCACTCGTGCCGTTACGGGCGCGACGCTCATCGCCGGTATGCTCGGCTTGGGCAGCATGGGGGGCTCTGGCTATATAACCATCCCGTATCGCGACAGCACCGGTGTCAAGCGCGAGTTTATTTTCCAGTGGACGACGACAGGCACCGTAAGCAGCACGATGACCCCTGCGGACGTGACATGGCCCACGGCATACCCAACAGCGTGTTTGGGCGCAGCCTGCCTCGACTATGGGACATCGCTCTCAACCGTTAAGAGCTGGAAGGTCATTTCCGACGGCTTGGACAAGGTAGGCGCCAAGGTCATGTTCGCCAACGATGCGGGCAGCGGTGACGGTTACGGTCGCGTATTCAGCTGGGGTTATTGAGGAACAGTACGATGAGGATTTATTTCAGCGCGAGCACCACCGGTTTCTACGACGGCGCTCTGTTCGGCAACCGCACCCAAGTAGTTCCAAACCCTGAATGGGTGCGGCCGACAATCGAAGTACTTCTCCAGCCAGGCGAAGAAACCACAATCGATGGCGAGACAGTATTCAACGACACGGCCGAGCCATTGCCGCTGTTGGTACCCGATCTGAGCGTCGAAGCGCCGTTGGTGGAGGTCGTTAATCCCGACTGCAAGCTGCCGGCCGACGCCGTTGAAATCACAGCCGACCACCGCGACGAGCTGCTCGCGGGTGTTTCGCAACGCCGCCGCATTGCCGCTGACGCCGACGGCTATCCGATCCTACTTGATCTTCCGGGACCTTCTCACGACGACCTGTTGGTTCAGCTATTGGAGTCAGTCGATGCGTCCGCAGACGCAGCGCGCGCCCGCGTTGCCGGCGACCCGCTGCGAGCTGTTGAATACGACCGCACCCGCATCGAGGCACAGGCCTTCGCTGATGCCGGTTACCCAGCAGACGCGGTGCCCCGCACCGTCGCCGCCTGGGCCATCAACGGCCGCACCGCGCAGCAGGCAGCGGATAGCATCCTGGCCGAGGCTGCGGCGTACACCGAGGCGCTGTATGTCATCCGCGAAACGCGGCTGGCCGCCAAGGAGCAGATCCGCACGCTGATGGCCGCCGGCAAGGTCGAGCAGGCGCAGCAGCTTGCCGAGCAAACCATCGCAGCGATCGAGGCGGCCGTGGCTGGCGTCGGGAATGCCGCGGCGTGATTCATTGCTGGAAGAACAGCCCCGCAAGTCGGGGCTTTTTCTTGTCCGTGCTGTAGCCCCCATCGCTACACAGCCCGCCGCGTGCGCCCCTTGCGCGCGCGCGTCACCCTCAAGGCTCACTGATCCGGCACTCGCCCAGGAGCCTCAACCCCATGGCCACCGAATACCATCACGGCGTCCGCGTCCTCGAAATCAACGAAGGCACCCGCCCCATTCGCACCGTTTCCACCGCCGTGGTGGGCATGGTCTGCACCGCGTCGGATGCCGATGCGGTCAAGTTTCCCCTCAACAAGCCCGTGCTGCTCACTGACGTGCTGACCGCTTCCGGTTCCGCCGGTGAGCTGGGCACCCTGGCGCGCAGCCTGGATGCAATCGCCGACCAAGCGTCGCCCGTCACCGTTGTGATACGCGTGGAAGAAGGCGCCACCGAGGCCGAGACCACTAGCAACATCATCGGCGGCGTGAGCGCTGGGGGCCAATACCAAGGCATGAAGGCGCTGCTGGCCGCTGAGGCCCAGCTCGGCGTCAAGCCGCGCATCCTCGGCGTGCCTGGGCTCGATTCGCTGCCGGTCGCCACCGAGCTGGTATCGATCGCCGAGAAGCTGCGCGGCATGGCCTACGCCAACGCCTACGGCTGCGAGACCGTCAGTGATGCCATTGCCTACCGCGCCGGCTTCGGTGCGCGTGAGCTGATGCTCATCTGGCCTGACTTCGTCTCCTGGGACACCGTGGCGAACGCCAACGCGCCGGCCAGCGCCATCGCTCGCGCCCTGGGCCTGCGCGCCAAGTTGGACGAGCAGGTCGGCTGGCACAAGACCCTCTCCAACGTGCCGGTCAACGGCGTGTCGGGCCTGTCCAAGGACATCCACTTCGACCTGCAGGACCCCGCCACCGACGCCGGCCTGCTCAACGCAGACGAGGTCACCACGCTGATCCGCCGTGACGGCTTCCGCTTCTGGGGCTCGCGCACCTGCAGCGCCGACCCGCTGTTCGCCTTCGAGAACTACACCCGTACCGCCCAGGTGCTGGCAGACACCATGGCCGAGGGGCACTTCTGGGCAGTGGACAAGCCCATGCACGGCAGCCTGGTGCGCGACATCGTCGAGGGCATCAACGCCAAGTTCCGCGAACTAAAGCGCGGCGGCTACATCATCGACGGCCAGTGCTGGTTCGATGAGGCGGCCAACGACAAGGACACCCTCAAGGCCGGCAAGCTGTTCCTGGACTACGACTACACGCCCGTGCCGCCGCTGGAAAACCTGTTGCTCCGCCAGCGCATCACCGATCGCTATCTGGTCGACTTCGCCGCCGGCATCACCGCCTGACCCCATTGACCCGCGCGGCCCCGGCCGCGCCGTAGGAGAGCCCAGCCATGGCCCTGCCCAAGAAACTCAAGCACATGAACCTGTTCAACGATGGCAACAGCTACGTTGGCCAGTGCAAGTCCGTCACCCTACCGACCCTCGGCCGCAAGTTCGAAGACTGGCGCGGTGCCGGCATGGATGGCCCGGTGAAGGTCGACATGGGCCACTCCGACGACGGCATCCAGATCGAATGGACCCTCGGCGGCTGGGACCTGACCGTGCTCAAGCAGTTCGGCGCGGTGAAGGCGGACGGCGTGATGCTGCGCTGGGCCGGCTCCGTGCAGCGTGACGACACCGGCGAGGTCTCCGCCGTCGAGGTGGTCGCTCGCGGCCGGCACGAGGAGATCGACTTCGGCGACGCCGAGTCCGGTGAAGACACCGAGCACTCCATCACCACCACCTGCACCTACTACAAGCTCAGCGTTGACGGCGAGGTGATCATCGAGATCGACCTGCTCAACTTCGTCTTCATGGTCAACGGCGAAGACCGCCTCGCCGAGCACCGCAAGGCCATCGGCCTGTAAGCCATGCGCGGCCAACGCCCACCGTTTCGCAACCCGCCGCAGCCGCCAATCGCTGCGGCAACCCCAACCCCAAGGAGCACACCCATGAGCAAGACCAGCGAACCCCTCGTCCTCGAGCAGGCCATCAAGCGCGGCGAGAGCAGCATCACCGAGATCACCCTGCGCAAGCCGGCTGCCGGCGAGCTGCGCGGCCTCAAGCTGGCCGACCTGATCAACGGCGACGTCAACGCCACCATCCGCCTGGTGCCCCGCATCAGCCAGCCGACCCTCACCGAGCAAGAAGTCGCCGCCCTGGACGTGGCCGATCTGCTGGGCTGCGCGGATGCAATCGCTGGTTTTTTGCAGAAGACGGGCAACACAGCGGAATCCCCCGCCGCGTAGATGACGTGATGGCGGACATCGCTCTGGTGTTCCACTGGGGGCCGGAGCAGATGAACGCCATGCCGCTGCATGAACTGATGGACTGGCGCGAGCGCGCCATCGAACGATGGGAGCGCACGCATGGCGCGTGATCTAAGCCTTAAGGTCAACCTCCAGGCGCTGGACAATGCCAGCCGCACCTTCCGCAATATTGCCGGCGGTGCGGTCGGCCTGGGTCGCGCCCTCAAGGAAACCCGCAGCGAACTCAAGAACCTGCAGGGCCAGCAGAAGGACGTCAGCAGCTTTCGCTCCCTGAAGGGCGCGTCGGAGCAAACCGGCGCGGCCATGCAGGCCAACCGCGAGCGCGTCAAGGCGCTCTCCCGCGAACTGGCCGGCACCAGCACGCCGACCAGGGCGCTCACACGTGATTTCCAGAGTGCAGTCCGCGAGGGGCAGCGGCTCAAGCAGAAACACAACGAACAACAGCGCGAGCTGCAGGGCCTGCGCAGCAAACTGGGCGAGGCGGGCATCAGCACCCGCAACCTCGGCCAGCATGAGCGCGACCTGCGCAGCAAGATCAGCCAGACCAACCAGGCGCTGAGCCAGCAGGAGCAGCGCCTCAAGCAGGTCACCGCCCAGCAGAAGCGCCTCGGCCAGGCCAAGGAGCAGTACGAACGCACGTCGGCGCTGGCCGGCAGCATGGCCGCCACCGGCGCCGGCGGGCTGGCCACCGGCAGCGGCATGCTCTACGCCGGCGCGCAGCTGATGGCGCCCGGGCTGGAGTTCGACGCCGCCATGAGCAAGGTGCAGGCGCTGACCCGCCTCGATGGCGCGTCCGAGGAGATGGCCGCGCTGCGCGAGCAGGCCCGCCAGCTCGGTGCCAGCACCCAATTCACCGCGGGGCAGGCGGCCGAGGCCCAGGGCTTCCTCGCCATGGCCGGCTTCAAGGCCGAATCCATCCAGGCGGCCATGCCCGGCATGCTGGATCTCGCCAAGGCGGGCGACAGTGGCCTGGCTGAAACGGCGGACATCGCCTCCAACATCCTCACCGGCTTCAACCTGCAGGCGAGCGAAACCGGGCGCCTGGGGGACGTCCTGGTCGGCACCTTCACCCGCTCCAACACCAACCTGCAGATGCTCGGCGAAACGATGAAGTACGCCGCGCCCGTGGCCGCCAGCGTAGGGCAGGACATCGAGACCGTCGCCGCCATGGCCGGCAAGCTGGGTGACGCCGGCATCCAGGGCAGCATGGGTGGTACCGCGCTGCGTGCCATCCTTAACCGGCTGTCCGCGCCGCCGGCAGCAGCAGCCAAGGCGTTGAACAAGCTCGGCATCAGCGCCAAGGATGCCCAGGGCAACCTGCGCGACATGCCCACTGTGCTGCAGGAGATCTACGAGAAAACCAAGAACATGGGCGACGCCGACCGCGCCGGCCTGCTCAAGGCAATCGCCGGCGAAGAAGCGGTAGCAGGTATGCAGGTGCTGGTCGCCCAGGCTGGCAGCGGCGCGCTGCAGGAGTTCGTCAGCACCCTCAAGAACACCGAGGGCGAGGCCAGCGCCACGGCCAAGACCATGGCCGACAACCTGCGCGGCGATCTCTCGGCCATGGGCAGCGCCTGGGAGGATCTGGGCATCCAGCTCCAGGAGCAGCAAAACGGCCCCATGCGCGAGATCACCCAGACGCTCACCGGCATCATCGGCGGGGTGAAGGGCTGGATTGCAGAGAACCCCAAGCTGGCCGCCAACATCGTCAAGACTGCCGCCGGCGTCGGGATCCTCATGGCAGGCATGGGCGGGCTCACCCTGGCGATCGCCAGCATCCTCGGGCCGTTCGCCATGGTGCGCTACGGCATGACGCTGTTCGGCATCAAGGGCGCAGGTTTGGCCGGGACGCTGTTCAACCTGGGCAAAACGGCGCTGCCGCTGGTGGGCAAGGGCATCCTGTTCATCGGCCGTGCGTTAGCGATGAACCCCATCGGCCTGGCCATCACCGCCATCGCCGGCGGCACCTACCTGATCTACCGCAACTGGGACAAGGTCGCCCCGTACTTCCTCGGCCTCTGGGCAGAGATCAAAACCGGGTTCAGCGGCGGGCTCAGTGGCATTGCCGCCACCATCGTCAACTTCAGCCCCCTGGGCCTGTTCTACCGCGCGTTCGCCGGTGTGCTCGGCTATCTGGGTGTGGATCTGCCCGCCAAGTTCACCGACTTCGGCGGCATGCTCATGCAGGGCCTGGCCAACGGCATCAAGAACGCGGCCGGTGCGGTCAAGGGCGCCGTGGTCGGCGCGGCGGACAGCAGCATCGGCTGGTTCAAGGAAAAGCTCGGCATCCACTCACCGTCGCGCGTGTTCGCCGAGCTGGGCTGCTTCACCATGGCCGGCCTGGAGCAGGGCCTGCAGGCGGGGGAACGAGGCCCGCTGTCGCAGCTGGGCAGCACAACTGACCGAATGAAAGAACTCGGCAGTGTTGAATTGGCGGCGACGCTGCGTGCTGCCGATTCAAAGCGTGGCGATAACGAAGTGTCCCTCTCGCAACCGCGCACAGCAATTTCCAGCCCATTGTCACGGCCCAGGCCGGGCGGCGACGCTGAACGCACAATGGCGAATCTGGTTAACGCGACAAAACGCATCGGCGCTGTAGCTGCGGGCGCTATCGGCCTAAGCGCCGCGGTCGGTGCCATGCCAGCAGCGGCAGAGCCCGTCACGTTCGACACCCGCCCGCCGCTGGCCGCGCGGACAGCTTCGCCAGCTGCTGCCCAGAGCGCGCCAGCGCCGATCATCGTGCACATCCACGCAGCCCAAGGGCAGGACGCCAACGCCATCGCCCGCGCCGTCGCCGCCGAGCTGGACAAGCGCGAGCGCGAACGCGGCGCCCGTGCCCGCTCGTCCCTATTCGACCAGGACTGATTACCAGGAGTAGCAGACCATGATGATGGCCCTCGGCATGTTCGTCTTTTCGCTGGAGACCCTGGCCTACCAGGAATTCCAACGCCAGACGGACTGGCGGCACGGCTCTACCAGCCGCATCGGCACCAACCCGGCGCGCCAGTACCTGGGGCGCGGTGATGACAGCATCACCCTGCCGGGTGTACTGCTGCCCGCGCTGGCCGGCAGCCAGCTGAGCCTGGATGCCTTGCGCACCATGGCCGACACCGGCAAGGCCTGGCCGCTGGTGGAGGGCACCGGGAAGATTTACGGCACCTGGATCATCGAATCCTTGAGCGAAACGCGCACGCTGTTCTTCCGCGACGGCCAGGCGCGGCGCATTGAGTTCACCCTTTCGCTCAAACGCATCGACGATGGCCGGGTGGATCTGCTCGGCAGCGCCATCGCCGCCGGCGGCAACCTCCTGCGGAGGCTGCTGTGATCGAGGAACTGCTCACCCAGGGCAAGGGCCTGCTCGACCAGGCCAAGGGTTACGCCCAGCAGGCCGCGGACAAGTACCGCGACGCTACCGCCTACCCGAAGCCGATCTGCCGCGTGATGGTCAACGGGCAGGACATCACCAGCGCGATCGAGCAGCGGCTCATCAGCATCGAGCTGACCGACAACCGCGGCATGGAGGCCGACCAGCTCAGCATCAGCCTCAGCGACCACGACGGCTTGCTGGCCATCCCGCCACGCGGCGCCGTGGTGCGCCTGTGGCTCGGCTGGCACGACACGGGCCTCGTGGACAAGGGCAGCTACACCGTGGACGAGGTCGAGCACAGCGGCGCGCCGGACATGCTCACCATCCGCGCCCGCAGCGCCGATCTGCGCGAGGGGCTCAAGGCCAAGAAGGAACGCAGCTGGAGCGGCCAGACGCTCGGCGCCATCGTCCAGACCGTGGCCGCCGCCTACGGGCTGAGCCCGGTGATCAGCGCGGCGCTGTCGGTCATCCAGCTCGCCCAGGTGGACCAGGCCAACGAGTCGGACGCCAACCTGCTCAGCCGCCTCGGCCAGCAGTTCGACGCCATTGCCAGCATCAAGGCCGGGCGCCTGCTGTTCATGCCGGCCGGCAAGAGCGTTACCGCCAGCGGCCTGCCGCTGCCGCATATCACGCTCACCCGTGCCGATGGTGACGGCCACCGCTACCTGCAGGCCGACCGCGACAGTTACAGCGGCGTGCGGGCCTACTACTACGAGCTCAACAGCGCCGAGAAGAAGGAAGCCATCGCCGGCGGCGGCGACAACCTCAAGGACCTGCGCCACACCTACACCGACCAGGAAGCCGCCCTGCGCGCCGCCCGCGCCGAGTGGTCCCGCCTGCAGCGCGGCACCGCCACGCTCAGCTACACCCTGGCCCGCGGCCGGCCGGACCTGATCCCCGAGCTCACCTACAGCCTGATCGGCGTGAAGGCCGACATCGACGCTGTGGTCTGGCTCGGCGCCAACGTGCGGCACTCATTCACGCCGGACAGCTACACCACCTCGCTCGAGCTGGAATCCAAGCTGCCGGACGCCGACGACATCGCCGACCTGGCCGAGGCCGGCAACTACACCGGTGTGCTCGCCTGGTACCGCGACGAGAAAACCGGAGAGCAGAAGAAACTCACCGAAGGCGACCAGGCCAGCCCCAAACGGCTGCTGCACCTGTACGCCGAAAAGAGCAGCGCCCAGCGCGCCGTGGAGCGGGAATGGAAGCGGATGCAGCAAGCGAACGCCTGAGCGAACCCACGGCCGAGCCGGCGCCGTATCAGCGGCCGCTATCGACCTGGGAGCTGGTGGACGAGGAGTGGGGAGAGCAGGGCGACGTGCCCATGTGCATGTAAAAAGAAAACCCGGCCAAGCGCCGGGTTTTTAGTATTCGCCTCCTACTCCGGTACTTGCTCCAACGCATCGAGCAGACGCAGCAGGTGCTGCTGGTCTCGGGGGGAGAGCAGCCGGAACAGGCGCAGCACCTCCCGTTCCTGGTCTGTGATGGGGGCGATCGGTAGGTTGGCTTTACTGCTCATATAGGCACTCCTGTAGGTACGGAAAAATGACCGTACCCCCGTTTGCGGAGAACCCAAGCGCCTTAGCGGCAGAGCTTGAGGCCGGCCTCGATCACGGGGCCAACGCTCTGCTTTAGTCCTGGGGTGCTTTTGCTTTCAGCCCACACATCATTCAGCGGTTCCAGCCCAAGCTGCCGAGCCTTCGCATTCGCTGGGCCGTTCAACCCATACATTCGCCCCGTTTCCGGATCGGTGACCACCACGGCATTGCCGGGCAGGCATTGCAGATGCATTTCTTCCGGCACGAAGGGCCAGGCTTCGCCGAACTCTTCGGCGCTGATCAGCTTGGGCGGGGCGGCGAGGGCGAGCGGGGCGGCCAGCAGCAGGCCGAGCAGGAGGTTGCGCATGGTGACGCTCCTTGTCGTGTGTGTATGGGGTCAGCGGCTACGGGTGCCGGTGATGATGTAGAGCACGTCCGCATCGGTGCGCGCGGCCAGCGCCTGCAGATAGTCGATCGGCATCGTCGAGGTGCCGTTCTCGTACCGCTTCTGCTGGTAGTCGGTAATGCCGGCCAGATGGGCCAGCTCATGGATGGCCAGGCCGAGGCGCTTGCGCTCCTGGGCGAGGCGCTCGCCGAAGGCGCCGGGCAGGTCGTCGTGGGTGGCGTGAACGGTGGTCATGGCTGCGTCTCCTTGCAGGTGGAACAGCGACAGGCGGAACGGTGCATAGTTCCGTCAGCCGAAATGGCGGGCCAGGCTGCGCGGGCGCAGAAGCTCGCCCGTCTCCAGGTCAACCACGTCGCCGATGATGCGATCGACGCGGAAGGTGCGCTCCGCGCCGCGGTCGTGGCATTCGCCCTTGAGGTGCGTGGCGGTCACCGAGTGCAGGGTGACGGTGCGAAACGTCACGTCGCCGGCCGAGTCCTCATAGGTGAACGCCACTTCGCCCAGGCTCCAGCCGGTGCGCATGGCGCGGCTAGGCTTGGCAGCGGGCGCCGGCGAACGCCGCGCGGGGGTGGCAACGCCTTGCGCGAGGCGTGTCGTGCGGTCCTCTAGCTCGCGCCGCTCCTGCGCTTCGCGTCTCGATTTGCGCACCATGCCGACGAACGCAACCACCACGCCGACCATGACGAGAAACCAAACGAATCCATCCATCGTTGCACTCCCTGTGTACTGGTTTAGCTGTCGCGGGCCTTCCCCGTTGTGTATTTGCCTGCTGACTCGGCCAGCGCCGAGCCCAGGCGCCGCATCGCGGCGCGGTCCTGGTCGGGCATCGAGCGGTAGTGGTTCAGCAGCTCCGATTCGTCGCCGGACAGATCGGCCTCGCTGGGGGCAGCACGCTGGCCGGTGAGCACGTAGAGAACATCCACGCCCGATCCCGCCACTTTGGCTAGGTAACTGGCGTCCGGGCTCCGATCATTCTTTTCGTAACTGCCTTGGGTATTGCGGTTCACTCCGCCGAGCTTGGCGAAATCGTCCTGGTTGAGACCGATCCGAGTGCGCTCCTCACGCAGGCGTTCGCCCACGCTTTTTCCCACCGCATCGTCGGCTGCACAAATTTTCAAGCAAAAGTCCTTTACCTGCCCAAATGCTTGTGCATAATGGGCAGCAGATGAACACGAACGAACACATATGGACACTATGCACGCCCCCCTGACACCCGAGCAAGCCCGCGCAAAGCTGGATCGCGTGGGCGTTTCCATCGCTGAGTTCAGTCGCCAGCACAACCTCAACAAGAACCTCGTGAGCGATCTGCTCAACGGCCGTAAGAAAGGCCGGCGCGGCGAGGCACACCGAGCCGCCGTGCTGCTGGGCATCAAGGAAGGCGTGGCGGATGTGCCCGACCAGTACGGGCGCCGCGCCAGCGATATCGGCGCTGTGATTTCACAGTAATGGCACCTGGCCCAGCGAGAAACCAGAACATGAAGCGCCCGATCCTAGAAACCCGCCGCCAGATGATGAGTGCCGTGGTGTGCGCCTACCCGGGCGGCCGCGAATGCGCCGCAGCGCGCCTGGGCATGGACGTCAAGAAGTTCGACAACCACCTCTACGAGAACGCCGGCAGCAAGCCGCTCTCGGACGAGCAGATCCACCTGCTCGAGCAGCAGGCCGGCACGCGCTTCTTTCCAGAGTATGTCGCTGCAATGTACGGCGGCGTGTTCGTACCGGATGCCAACCCGGGCGACTTGGACAACCTGGCGCTCTACGAACGCTCGATGCGCACCGCCGTGCTGCGCGGCGCGGTGGACCAGATCCTCAGCGAGGCGCTGGAAAACGGCTACATCGACGAGGACGAACGCAAGGTCATCCTCGCCGCGCACCACCGCCACATGGCTGCCCGCCATGAGGAAATCAACGCAGTCATCGTGCTGCACAGCCAGCAGCCGTAAGCACGGCACGGAATTGGGGAGGGGAACCCGTGAGCGTAGCCAACAACGGCGGATACAAATGCCTATGCCCGGCCTGCGGCGAGCGCATGCGCATCCGCAACAGCGAGGCGCAAACGCCGACGTTCAAAACGATGTACGCGCAGTGCCTGAACATCGCCTGCGGCGCGACCTACACCGGGTCGCTAACGTGGGACCACGAGCTGAGCCCATCCGGCCTGGACCGGCCGCGGGTGCGGCTACCGCTGGCCCCGTCAGTCGCACGTATGCAGGCCCTGCGCGACAGCAAACCGAAAACAGACCAGCTCGACATGCTCGACCACATGGAACCGGAGGTAGCCACCGCATGAACGTCACGACCCTACACGACGCCCAGGAGTACCGGGCCAGCATGCAGCGCGCCGCGCTGACCTTTTTGCAGCGCCACCAGGGCGAGCACCTGACTGACGATGGCCACCTGTTCGAGCGCGCCGTCGGCTACCTGGTCAACGCGCTCGATGTGCCGGCGTTCATGGCCGACCGCCTGGTGCACCTGGCCATGAGCGAGCTGGAGTGCCTCAAGCGCCCGGTGATCGGCATCGACTACGGCACCCGGGACGAGACCCGCGTAGCCCTGGTGAATTTTTTTTCGGGCGAGGCGGTATTAATCCCCCTTCGCCATCTGCCGGCGCGCCTGCAGCCGCCCGCGGTTCTGCCGGCTGCAGCAGCCGCTCACTGATCACACCCTGAATTGACCCATTCCCATGCCCGCCTGTGAGCGGGTAGGGGGAAGTTGCGCCCTGACGGTGGCCCCTATGACTCACATTTGCATTCAAATCAGCCTCGACCCGGCCCAGGCCGAGGCCTACCTGCGCTGGCTGACCAGCCAGTACGAGCAGCTGATGGCGGCCTGCTGGTACGACGACCGCTACCGCTACACGCCGACCGGCTTCCGTGCGCCGAAGATCCTGGCGGACCACCCGCACATCGCCGGCATCAACCGCACCGCACGCGAGCTGGTCAAGCAGCTCAGGCAGCAGGGGGTGCGCGCATGAGCACCCATCCGATGCCGGCCTGTGAGGCGCTGGCGGCCGATCCGGCGCGGTACATATTCAAGCGGTATTTGGCCGATCTGACCGAGGCGCCCGACTACGAGATGAGGTATCGCGAGTGCTGCCGCCTGGGCGGCTACCTTGGCGCCCTGCTGGAGTGCGACGTGATCACCTGCGACGAACACAAGGCGCTGCGAGAAGAAATGCACGAGTTCGTCTGGGGGCCGGCCCAATGAAAGAAATGGACCGCCAGATCCGCGATGAAGTGCTGCGCCGTTTCGAGGCCGACTTCGGCCTCAAGCTCCGCGCCGGTACCAAGTACCTGCGCGGCGGCACCTGCCCAAGCTGCGGAAAGAAGGAGCTGTATTCGCGCTACGACCAGCCCTGGTTCATCAAGTGCGGCCGCGAGAGCAAGTGCGGCGAGCAGTGGCACGTGAAAGAGCTGTTCGACGACCTGTTCGACGACTGGAGCAAGCGCGCACCGAGCACCGAGCAGGCGCCGGCCGCGAGCGCCGATGCCTACCTGCAGTTCGCCCGTGGTTTCGACCTGGGCATGATCCGCGGCTGGTACAGCCAGGAGAACTACTGGAGCCGCGAACTTGCCCAGGGCAGCGCCACGGTGCGCTTCACCCTGGAGAAGGGTGGCTACTGGGAGCGGCTGATCGACCGCCCGCACCGCTTCGGCAAGCAGAAGGCACGCTTCGCCCCCGGCCAGAGCATGAAAGGCTACTGGTGGTGTCCGCCGAGCGTGGACCTGCTCGAGGTCGATGAGCTGTGGATCGTCGAGGGCATCTTCGACGCCATCGCGCTGCTGCATCACGAACTCGACGCCGTGTCGGCCATGAGCAGCAATGCGTTCCCGGCCGAGTCACTCAAAGCCCTGGTCAAGGTGCGCGCCGAGGCTTGGCGCAAGCTGCCGCGCCTGGTATGGGCGCTGGACAACGAGCCGGGCGCGCATCGCTACACCCGCCGGTGGGCGAAGATGGCCCGCGAGCTGGGGTTTACCTGCGAGGCCGCGCAGATCCCGCAGCGCGACCGCAAGGTGGACTGGAACGACCTTCACCAGCGCTGGGCCTTTATCGAGGGTGACGACAAGCGCGCGGAGCAGATCGAGCGCGACCTGCGCGAGGCGCGCTACCACGGCAGCCTACTGCTGGCCGAAAGCGCGGCGGAGAAGGGCGCGCTGATGTTCGATTGGCGCCAGCGGCATGAATTTCACTTCGCGTTCGAGAACCGCCTGTACTGGTTCAAGATGGACCTGGAGAAGTTCAACAAGGCCAAGCAGGCGCTCGAAGGCAGCGAGCACCACGACGACCAGCTGCTCAATGATCGGCAGATGACTGAAAAGGCGCTGCAGCAGTGCGGCGCGGTGGTGGAAATCGCCAACTGCTACCCGCAGGCGCTGTACTTCCAGCGCAACGAGGTGACGGACGAGAGCTGGTATTACTTCCGGGTGGACTTCCCCCACGATGAGCCGACGGTGCGCAACACCTTCACCGGCGGCCAGGTGGCGGCGGCCAGCGAGTTCAAGAAGCGCCTGCTCGGCATGGCCGCGGGCGCCGTGTTCACCGGGACCGGCGCGCAGCTGGACAAGATCATGAAGGACCAGATCTACGGGCTGAAAACCGTCAAGACCATCGATTACATCGGCTACAGCAAGGAGCACAGCTGCTACGTGTTCGGCGACCTGGCCGTGCGCGGTGGCGTGCTCGAGCAGGCCAACAAGGAGGATTACTTCGAGTTCAAGCAGCTGCGCTTGAAGACGCTGCAGAAGTCCATCCGCCTGGAGATCGCCCGTACCGACGAGGGCTACCGCGCCGAGTGGCTCGACTGGCTGTGGACCTGTTTCGGCACCCAGGGCATCGTCGCGCTGGCGTTCTGGTTCGGCTCGCTGTTCGCCGAGCAGATCCGCGACGAGTACCAGAGCTTCCCCTTCCTGGAAGTGACGGGCGAGGCGGGCGCGGGCAAGTCGACGCTGCTGATGTTCCTCTGGAAGCTGTTCGGCCGCCCGGACGAAGAGGGCAAGGACCCTTCGAAAATGTCCAAGGCGGGTCTGCGTCGCTGGATGGGGCAGGTATCCGGCATGCCGCTGGTACTGCTCGAGGCCGACCGCAGCGACAACGATCGCGGCGCCGCCAAGGCCTACGACTGGGACGAGCTGAAACCGCTGTTCAACGGCGGCACCCTGGGCGTGACCGGCGTGAAGACCGCCGGCAACGAGACCTACGAGCCGCCGTTCCGCGGCACCATCGTCATCAGCCAGAACGCCACTGTGATGGCCAGCGAGGCGATCCTCACCCGGATCGTCAAGCTGCATTTCGTGCGCCCCGAGGTCACCGCCGCCAGCCGCGCCGCAGCGGACAACCTCAACCATCTGAGCGCGATGGACGTCAGCCACTTCCTGCTGATGGCCGCCCGCGCCGAGGGCAAGGTGCTGGAAACGTTCCGCGCCCAGGTGAAGGTGCACGAACAGGCGCTGCGCGAGCTGAAAGAGATCCGCATCGAGCGAATCATCAAGAACCACGCGCAGCTGCTCGCCCTGGTGGACTGCCTCAAGCTGATCGTCCCGCTCACCGATCGGCAGCACGCCGGCGCGCAGCGCGAGCTGGTCGCCATGGCGCTGGCTCGCCAGACCGCCGTCAATGCCGACCCGGCCGAGGTGGCCGAGTTCTGGGAGGCCTTCGACTACCTGCAGGGCCTGAGCGAAGACCCGGTGGTCGACCACTCGAAGAAGCCGGACGTCATCGCCGTGAACCTCAACGAGTTCTGCGAGCGCGCCGCCGAGCACAAACAGAAGATCGCCGACATCGGCACGCTACGCACCCTGCTACCCAACAGCCGCTCGCGCAAATACCTCATGCACAACAAGGGCGTGGACAGCGCCGTCCGCGCGGCCTTCAACCGCCGCAACCACCTCAGCCAGCGCGGCACCACCGTGAAGTGCTGGATCTTCCAGAACCCCGACCCGACCGGGCGCGGCAACGCCTGATCGGTCGAGCAACACCCCAACCCAAGGAGAAGCACCATGCAAAACCAACAAACCCAGACCCTGGAGCAACTACTGGCCGAGCGCGTGAGCGCGTATGCCGCAGGCGACCGACCGCGCGAACTGATCGACGCCGGTATCGAGAAGCTGTTCAAGGATGTCGTTGACGATGCATTCCGCTCCTATGGCGACTTCGGTAAAGCCATCAAGGACGCGGTGAAAGAGGCGCTGCCCGCGAATGTCTCCGACATGTTCGAGCTGACTCGCTACAACGCCCTAGTGGCGGAGGCGCTGCGTCAGCGCTGGGAGGCCGCTGCTGTATCCGAGACGCTGATGACCAAGGCGACCGCGTCCATTGAGGAGGTGCTGAAAAACGACGCAGTGTTCGGAGAGGTGTCGCTGAGGGCGCTGCTCGAGGCGTTCATCGAGGCCCACAAGGAGGAGGCCGCCGAAAATGGCTGGGAGGCTCCCGAGATCCGTTTCGAGGAAAAAGAAGCCTATGGCAGCACCACGCTTGCCATCTACTTCGACCCTCAGCCAGAGAGTGACTGGAAGTCGGACAACCCGTACTCAAGCCGCAGCAGCCGCAACGACTACTCGCTGAAGCATCGCCTGTACATCCGCCTGTCCGACGAGGTGCGTCCGGCCAAGGAGCGGTGGGATCGTGACGTCCAGGTTGGCGAGGTCTACCACGCTCAGCTCGACGACAAGAAGGTCTCTCTGCACCTGAATATCCGCGAGAAATGGGAACGCACATTGGCCTCGCTCTACTTCGGCAACGCCAAGGTGTTGGTCGATTGCGATGCCTACGAGTTCAGCTACGGCATCTACGGCTGAGGGTGACGGCCATGAACCACTACGACGATGACGAACCCAGCCCCGGCCTGCGCGCCCGGCTGGTGATGGGCGGCTGGATCGGCACCGGCCTCGCCGGCCTGCTCACCGCGGCCAACCACCTGCCGGACCTGTTCCTGCTAATCGCACGCTGAAAACAAGAAGGCCCCGGTGAGCGGCAACTCACCAGGGCCTGACCAACCCAAGGAGAAGCACCATGCAAGCACAAACCCCAGAAGTCAGCACCGAGCAGGCTACCACGCCGCGCTACGAAACGATCGTTATCCGTGGCGCGACCGGCAATGAAATCCCCCGCGCCATCGATGGCGGTGAGGTCGTTAGCTGGGCACGCGGCCATGAACTTGCCGCTGGCGATGCCCTGCTGGAGTTCGTCAACTACGTGGCCGACGGTGATTGCGGCATCAGCCAGGAGTTGAGTGCAAGGGCGCGCGGCGCTCTGGACATGATGGAGCGTCGCAGGGCGCTGGGCTGGGACGCGGACGAAGAGCCAGAAGACTGGCAAGCCGCGGTGAACCGCGCGGCGCTCCAGGCCCGTGAAGTGTTCTGCGACTCCCATGACGATGCCACTCAAGCAATTGAATACATGAAGGCTTTGCTGCAACAGGCCGCTCCGGTCGTGCAAGGTGGTGACGCATGAAGCCCTGCACCGTCGGCAAACGCCACAGCTGGACTTTCGTCCGCAACGTCGTCACCAGCCACCTGAACGGTCGTTTTGGCCGCATCACCAAGCGCGGGCTGTACCGCTGCGAATGCGGCGCCGCGAAATACGGTAACCCCGGCCACCAGGCCGAAGGCGGTGCCCAATGAACAACCGCATCCGCCCGACCATGGCCAGCCACCGGCTGGACCTGCCCAGCATCTGCGACATCTGCGGCGAGGCCCGCGCCACGCGCCGGCACCAGACCTGCAGCCGCATTCGCCAGAAGCGCAAAGCCGCCGAGTGGGCCAGCTACATGGCCAACCTCGCCGCCAAAAAAACCCAGGGAGGCCGCCGCTATGCTCGTTAAACGCATCCTCCGACACTTCCACTTCTGCTGTGGTCTGGGCGGTGGCGCAAAGGGTTTCAACCAGGCGAAGCCCGTGGTCGGCAATGTCCAGGCGCACTGGGAATGCCTCGGCGGGATAGATGTTGACCCGGCTGGCCTGCGCGACTTCGAGCGCCTGGCCGGCGTTCCGGGAACGCTGCTGGACCTCTTCACCCGTGACCAATACACGCGCTTCCACGGTCAGCAGCCACCGGCTGGCTGGAGCGAGGCCTCGGCAGAAGATGTTCGCCGCGCCGCGCGGAACCAGCGACCCGACGCGGTCTTCATCAGCAGCCCATGCAAGGGCGCCAGTGGCCTGCTGTCCGAGGCCACCAGCAAAACCCCGAAATATCAGGCGCTCAACGAACTGACGTTGCGCTGCATCTGGCTGATGGGCGAAGCCTGGAAGGATGACCCGGTGCCCCTGATCGTCTTCGAGAACGTACCTCGGCTGGCCACTCGCGGCCGGCACCTGCTGGACCAGATCAACAGTTTGCTCAGCCACTACGGCTATGCGGTGGCGGAAACCACTCACGACTGCGGCGAGCTGGGCGGCCTGGCGCAGTCCCGCAAGCGCTTCCTGCTGGTGGCGCGCCACGTCGAGAAGGTGCCGCCGTTCCTCTACGAGCCCGAAAAGAAGACCCTGCGCGCGGTCGGCGACATTCTTGGCCGCATGCCGTTGCCAGGCGACATCGAGGCGGGCGGGCCGATGCACCGCATCCCGTCGCTACAGTGGAAAACTTGGGTGCGGCTCGCCCTGGTTCGCGCCGGGAGCGATTGGCGCAGCCTAAACGAGCTGGCGATCGAAGACGGGCACCTGCGCGACCTGGTGATCGTGCCGGAATACCGCGCGGGCTACATGGGCGTGCATCGCTGGGACGACACCAGCGGCACCATCGCCGGCCGGAGCAGCCCCACCAACGGCGCGTTCTCGGTCGCCGACCCTCGGTACCGGCAGGCGGCCAACTGGAATCACGGCCAGCAGTTCGGCGTCATCCGCTGGAGCGAGTCGAGCCCGACCATTCCCGGGCAGACCATGCCGGGACAGGGCACATTCAGCATTGCCGACCCGCGGCCTAACTGGAACCGCCACAGCGGCAACTACCGTGTCATCCCGTACAACCAGCCAGCCGGCACCATCATCGCCGGCGGCAAGGGTGTGCAGGGTGGGCAACAGTCGGTGGCCGACCCGCGCATCCTTCACCGCAGCAAAGGCGACAACTACCTCACCGGCGGCCACTACGGCGTGATCCCGTATGACCAGCACTGCGGCGCGATAGCAGCCAGCTCACGCTACGACAGCGGCCGGTTCAGCGTCGCAGACCCTCGCATTCCGGCTGCTGACGACCGCATGACCTGCATCATCCGCAGCTTGGACGGTACGTGGCACCGCCCGTTCACGACCCTTGAGAAGGCCGCGCTGCAAAGCCTGGTCGAGCCCGAAGAGCAGTTGATTCTGGACGGCATGAGCGACAAGGACTGGAGCGAGCGCATCGGCAATGCGGTACCGCCGAAAGCGGCAGAGGCGATCGGCCATGTCATGGGCACCACCCTGCTGCTGGCCGCCGCGGGCGAGACCTTCATGCTAAACAGCATGCCGATCTGGGTCCGCCAGGTGGCGGTGGGGCTGAGCGTGGCGCAGCAGGATGCAGCGTCTGCACATGCGCCGTTGAGTTGCCTCTAGAAACCTGACCAACCCATTCGAGGCCCGGCAACGGGCCTCTCGCTTTGGCGAGGCATAGACTCCCGCCGTTTCCATCAGGTGAGCACGACCATGCACGAAGGCGTCGAGGTGCGCGGCAATTCGCTGCGCGTCTATTTTCGGTACCAGGGCGAGCTGTGCCGTGAGCCGTTCCCAGGGGATGCCTCGCCGGCGAACATCGAGCAGGCCAGCCGGCTTGCCGGGCTGATCCGGCACGAGATCAAGCACGGCACGTTCAGCTATGCGCGGCACTTCCCCCACTCGGTGAAGGTGAAGACAAACACCTTCGGCCATTTCATTGACCTGTGGCTGAACATCAAGCGCAACGAGGTGGCGCCGTCCGGATTCAGGGTTTACGAGGGCAGGGCGGAGCTGCACATCCGCCCGAAGTGGGGCGCGATCCAGGCGGACCAGATCGACCACCTGGACCTGCAGGAGTGGGTCCAGGCAGAGCTGATGCCGAAGCTGCACAACAAAACGGTCAACGAGATCATCGCCCTGGTGCGGCAGATCTTCCGGCTGTACCGGATGCGCAACCGGATGGCGCACGACCCCACCGAGGGGCTTCGGGTGCGGGTGCCCGACCGGGACGATCCGGATCCGTTCGACCGCAAGGAGATCGAGGCCATCCTCTCGGCGCATACCGAGCGCGAGCAGGAGCGCAACCTGGCGCAGTTCATGATCTGGGCCGGGCCGCGCGTGTCGGAGGCGATCTCGCTGGCCTGGGAGGATGTGGTCGACCTGAACAAGGGCATCGTCCGCTTCCAGCGTTCCCAGGTGCGCGGCCACTACAAGGTGACGAAGACGCGGCGCTCGGTGCGCGAGGTGAAGCTGCTGCGGCCGGCGCGCGAGGCGTTGCAGGCGCAGGCGGAGTTGACCCGCGATCTGGAGCCGGTACTGGTGGACGTCACCGAGCGGGACAACAAGACGGTGCGCGTGCGCAAGCTGCGCTTCGTGTTCCACAACTCCAGCACCGGCGCGGCGCACACCAGTTCGGACATGCTGCTCAAGGGCTTCTGGCGGCCTCACCTGAAAGCGGCCGGGGTGCGCTTCCGCGGCCCGAACAACTGCCGCCACACGTTCGCCAGCCAGCTGCTCACCACCGGCGCGGTGCCGCTGGAGTGGATCGCAGACCAGATGGGGCACACGTCCACCGACATGATCCGCAAGCACTACGGCAAGTGGATCAACGACGACGGGCCGGACATGGTCGGCATCCTCGAGCACGCGCTCAAGCTCTGA